CTACAGCCGCCGCGCCCCCAGCAGGGTCGCCCGGGCCAGGGCCTGGGCGATCTGCGCTTCGGAGCGCAACAGCTCCCGCCCGGACGCGCCGGTCAGGTTCAGCGTCACGCTGACCCCGCCGGGCGCGACCGGCTCGATCACGCCCCCGCCCGCCGGCCGGAACACCTCCGGCCCGCGCTCGCCGACCAGATAGGCGCCCCCGCCGCGCACCGGCCCGCCCTCGGCCCGGGCCCCGCCGAACAGGCCGCCGACCGCGGCGCTCACCGCCGCCGCCAGCCCGTCGCCGCCGCTCCGGCCGCCCGCGCCCAGCCCCGCATTCAGCGCCGTCAGCACCGCCCGCGCCAGCTCGGCCAGGCTCAGCTCCCCGTCTGCCGCCGCCCGCGCCAGCGACCGGCTCAGGCTCTCGCCGGCGCGTCCGAAGGCCGTCTCGATGGCCCGCGCCGCCTGTTCAGCCGGAGCCTCCAGCCCCTTCAGCGCCGCGGCCGCCTCCGCCGCCCTCGCCCGCACATCGTCGGGCCGGTCGTCCCTGAAGCTGTCAGTCATCCGGATACCGCTCCATCAGGGCCGTCAGCGCCGCGCGCCCCAGCCCCGGTCCGCCCGCCGGCGCCGTCAGCCAGCGCCACTCCTTCAGCGACAGCCGCCAGAAGGCCGCCGGCGCCACGCCCAGCCCCGCAGCCGTGCGCAGCATCTCGGCCCAGGGCGTCGCCCCGCTCACGCGGCCGCCGCCGCGGCGAAGGCCCGGGCCACGGCGGCCGCGGCCTCGGCCGGCGTCACCGGCGCCTGCGCCAGACCGTTCGCCGCCTCACCCTCGCCGCCGCCGCGCAGCAGCGCCGCCAGCACCACCATCAGGTCCGCCGCCGACAGGGCCCGCAGCCGCGCCGCCAGCGCCTCGACCCCGGCCACGCCGAGGCCCGTCTCGATCTCCGCCAGCGCCCCGAGGGTCAGGCACAGCCGCCGCTCGGCCCCGCCCAGCGAAGCCCGCACCTCGCCGCGTATCCCGTTGACCCCGCTCACGGCGTCGGCTGCAGCGCGGTGAAGCCGATCTCCCCGGCGCTGGCCAGGCTGACGGCGTAGGTCGCCTCGCCCTGGTGCTCGCCGGCGTACTCCAGCGTCGCCACCCGGAACGGCCCCTCCAGCGTGCCGAAGTCGGGGATCACCAGCCGCCAGGTCCGCGCCGCCTGGGCGAAGAAGGCCTCGCGGATCAGGGCGTCGGAGGCCGCGTCGCGGAACACCCCCTCGCCGCTCACCGCCGCCGAGCGCGCCCCGGCCCCGTCCAGCAGCTCGCGCCAGCGCCCGGCGCTGTCGGAGTCCGTCGCGTCCACCGGACGCGCATTCAGCGACAGGGTGCGCGCCCGCAACCCCGCCACCGTGACGAAGCCCCCGGCCCCGTCCGCGATCTTCAGCAGGATATCCCTGCCTCTCTGCGCCGCCATCTCCTCGCCTCCGCTGTTCAGTAGATGGGTGAGGAGTGAGTAGGGCTTAGGGCTCAGGACTCGGGGCCTTGAGTGTCGGCGAGCGGTCTGCCGGCGCGCGGCATCCCCTACTCCCTACTCCCTACTCCCTACTCCCTACTCACTCTCTTCCGTCACCGCCCGCACCCGGATCACTGCCCAGGCCCGGGCCCCGTCGCGGGAGCGGAAGGCGTCGACGAAGGTCACGGCCAGACTGACCGTGCGCACCCCGTCGCCCTCCAGCCGCGCCCCTTCAAGTCGCGCCCGCACCGCCGCGGCTACCGCCCGCGCCTCCTCCAGCCCCTGGAAGCGCGAGGCGCAGCTCAGCGTCAGCCGGTGCTCGACCAGATCGCCGTCGACGTCGACCGGCCGGCTTTCGCCCGGCCCGAGCAGCAGCTGCGGAAAGGCCGCCCCGGGGCGCAGATCCTCCCACACCCGCCCGCCGACCAGCGCCGCCAGCGTCGGATCGGCCTTCAGATGGGCGACCAGCGCCCGGACCAGCGCATTCTCCGCCCCGCTCATCGCCGCCGCTCCAGCCCCAGCCGCACCCGCCCCGGCGACACCGGGTCGACCGCCGCGATCGCCCAGTCCTCATCCGCCAGCCGCAGCCGCCGGCCGACCTGCAGCCGCGGATCGGCGCGCGTCTCCGCCGTGGTCGTCTCGATGCCCGCGTCGCGCCCGGCCTCCAGCCCCGCCCGCCGCGTCCGCGGGGCCAGCGCCGCCCAGATCCAGCCCAGCGGGACATAGCTGACGCTGCGCCCGCCATAAGGGGTCTCGGCCTCCACCGGCTCGAGCAGCTCGGCCAGCCGCCGCGGCGGGCTCACAGCCGCACCCGCCGGTAGGGGGCCAGCCAGGCCGCCACCTCCGCCTCGGCCCGGGCCGCGTCATCGTCCTCGCCCCGCGCGAAGCCGGCCGCGGTCAGGCGCAGCACCGCCAGCCGCACCGGGGCCGGCGCCTCGCCGTCCACCGGCCCGCCGGTCAGGGCCGCCACCCGCGCGGTCGCCGCCGCAATCAAGGTCGCGATCAGCCCGTCCTCGACGTCATGCCCGACGCGCAGGAACAGCTTCGCCTCGGTGAGCGTCACCGCAGCGGTCATGGGACCTCGCTTTGCTCGGAAGTGGCGGGTGGCGAGTGATGGGTGGCGAGCGCCTCCCATCCTGCCGTCCTCGCCGGGATCTCACCACGCCAGCGGCGAGCGACGACCCTCCTCGCCACTCGCCACTAACCACTCGCCACTAACCACCCAGCCTCAGCTCGCCGCGAACTTCATCACCTTCACGGCGTCGAAGTTCTGCACCCCGCCGCCGACGCGCTTGGTGGTGTAGAACAGCACATAGGGCTTGGCCGAATAGGGGTCGCGCAGCACCCGCACCCCGGCCCGGTCGACGATCAGATAGCCGCGCCGGAAGTCGCCGAAGGCGATCGCCAGGCTGTTGGCGGCGATGTCCGGCATGGTCTCGATCTCGGTCACCGGATAGCCGAGCAGGCTGGCCGTCTCCCCCGGGCGCGACGCCGGCGTCCAGATGTAGTTGCCGTCCGCGTCCTTGAACTTGCGCACGGTCGAGACCGTCTTGCGGTTCGTCACGAACCGGCCGTTCGGCCGGTACTGCGCCCGCGGCGCATAGATCAGGTCGATCAGCCGGTCGACCGGATGGCTGGCCGGAAAGGCCCCCGCCGCGCCCGAGGCCAGATAGCCGATCTGGCCCCAGCTCGCGGTCGCGTCCGGCGCCGTGTCATAGGCCAGGAAGCCCTTCGGCTTGTTGACCCCGTCGCCGGTGACGAAGGCCTCGGTCTCCTGGGCGGCGAAGGCGTCCTCGACCTCCGAGGCCAGCCACTCGTCCATGTCGACCAGGGCGTCGTCCAGCAGGGTCTGGGTCGCCGCCGGACTGGCGTAAAGGTCCGCCGACGGGAACTCGATCAGCGACAGGGTGGCCGGATCCGTCTCCGGCCGCGCCGCCGTCTCGGCCACCCAGCCGCACTCGACCCCGGCGGTCGACACCGGCTTCCGGAACACCCCGCTGTTGATGGTCCGCACGGTGGCGATCTCGCGCATCGGCGAGGCCGCCATCAGCCGCCGCTCGATGGCCCGCTCGGTCTCGACCGGGGCCAGCACCCCCGACCCCGCCGCCGTCGACAGCCCGGCCTTCAGCTCCAGCCCCAGCCCCGTCTTCATCCACCCCGAAAAGGCCGACTTCTCCTCCCCACGCAGTGGGGAGGTGTCCCGGCCGAAGGCCGTGACGGAGGGGGAACCGCCGCCGCCCCCCTCAAGCCCCGGCCGCCGCGCCTCGCTGGCCAGCCGGTCGAGCCGCGCCTGGGCCGCCCCGACCGCCTGGTCGATGCGCGCCACCTTCTCCTCCAGCAGCACGTCGGCCGAAGCCTTCTGCTCGATCTCCGCCAGCCGCGCGTCATTGGCCGCGCGGAAGGCCTCGAACGCCGCCATCATCTCGTGCAGCGCCGCCCGCGCCTCGGGCGAGCCCGAGACGGTCTTGGTCTCTTTCATGTCAGTCTCCGGTTTGGCCCCGCCCCCGACGGGCGCGGGCGTTAGCTCGACGGCTCAGGCGGGCAAACGTCCTTGTCGGCGCGCGCCAAAGTTGCAATATGACCCGGACCCGAAGCGGAGCGAGCCCATGAACCTTAAGGTGCGCGATGGCCAACTCACGCTGGGCAGTGTCTTCCAGCTCGTCGCTGTCGGCTGGGCCGGCTTTGGCGTCATCTTCCTCGGCCTGTGCCTGCTGCTCATGCTCGGCGGCGTGGCCAGCGGATCGATGATGATCAACAACGAGCTTGTCGAAGGGCACGCCCAAGTCTTCATGGCCATGCTGCCATTCATCGTCATCCTCGCCATCGTCCTCGGTATGCAGGCCCTGATGTTCGCCGGTTTCGTTACGCTCGGCACTGCCCTCTACCGGCTCATCCGCCCGCTCTCCGTCACTTTCGAAACAACGATCCGCAGCGAGTCTCACTGACGCTGAAGCCGCCGGCGCGCCCGTGGAAACGGAAGCTGCCGAGTTCCCCTGGAGTGCCGCGGTGACCCACGTCGATGATCCTCAGTCTTCCCGCAGGTACGGCACGGCCATAGCCACAGGCTTGGGTATCGCCTTTGGGGTGCTGCCTCATGGGTTGGGCCTTGCGTTGGGCATGGCTAACTTCCTGGTCACGCCATTTCTGATGCCTGCGCTTGCAGTCGCTGCCGGGTGGTGGCTTGGTCGTACGTACCCACAGCGCTAATGCTTCTCTTCACGTCGCTCGGCTGCCTTGTGTCGACGCTTGGACGGAAACCGTAAACCGCGCCCCCGGCAGCATCGGGAAGGTCACCAGCGACACCTCCCACAGCTCCACCTCGGTCAGCACCCTGAGCCGGCCGTCGCGCCGGGCCCGGGCCGTTCTGAAGCCGATCGACAGGCCGTCCAGCGCCCCGGCCCGCGCCAGGGCCGCGGCGAAGCGCGCCTCGGCCGACCAGGCTTCGATCCGCCCCCGGACGAACAGCCCCTTGCCGTCCTCGCGCAGATCCTCCCAGACCCCGACCGGCGCCCGCCCGTCGTGCTGGAACAGCATGCGGATGCCGCCCGGCCCGTCGCGCGCCAGGCTGCGCCGGAACGCCCCTTCCGCCACCACATCCCCGTTCAGGTCCGCCACGCCCCACAGGGAGGCGTAGCCCTCGATGGTGAGTGGCGCGTGGCGAGTGGCGAGTGACGAGTCCGCAGCTGAAATGGCCGTATCCGCGATCATCATCCCGCCCCCCCTCGCCACTCGCCACTCACCACTCGCCACTCACTCCTCCAGCCGCGCCTCGATCCGCGCCAGCGCCGCCTGCAGCCCCTCGCCCTGGGCCTCCAGCCGCGCCAGCCGCTCGATCACCGCGCGTTGCTCGGCCATGGCCGACTCCAGCGCCCCGATGCGCGCCGCCGCCCCGCCGGCCCACACCAGGCCGGCGATGGTCTGCACCACCAGCGCCGCCACCAGCGGCGCCGGCCAGCGCTTCATCTCTTCGGGCATCGCGTTCTCCTTCGGGGGCGTGAATCGTGAGGGCCAGGCGGTCGCCGGCCACGACTCACGACTCACCACTCACGACTCACGCCCCCACCCCCGCCATCCGCCGCCGCTCCTCCGGCGTCAGGAAACTGGCCGCCTCCAGCCGCGCCCACAGGGCCTCGCGGTCCGCCGCAAGCGCCGGGGTGCCCTCCAGATCCGGCGCCACGCGACAGCCCGGGAAGCGCGCCCCCAGCCAGCCCGACAGGGCCCCGGTGGTCCGCTGCACCAGCGGCATGATGGTCTGCCGCCACAGGGCGACATTGGCCTCGCGATAGTTGGCGTAGGTGGCGTCGCCGGGAATGCCCAGCAGCTGCGGCGGCACCCCGAAGGCCAGGGCGATCTCCCGCGCCGCCGCGTGCTTGCCGGCGATGAAGTCCATCTCCGCCGGGGTCAGGCTGATCGGCTTCCAGTCCAGCCCGCCCTCCAGCAGCATCGGCCGCCCGGCGTTGGCCGCCCCCGCATGCGCCTCCATCAGCTCGGCCTTCAGCTGCTCGAACTGGGCCTCGGTCAGCCGCTCGCCGCTCTTGCCGCCATAGACCAGCGCCCCCGACGGCCGCGCCGCATTGTCCAGCAGCGCCTTGTTCCAGGCCCCCGAGGCGTTGTGCACATCGATGGCGAAGGCGGCCGCCTCCAGCGGCGGAAAGCCGTAATGGTCGTCGGTCGGATGATACAGTTTCAGATGCAGCACCGGCGACCAGCCGTCGCCGCGCCGCATCAGGCTCACCGATCGTCCGCCTACGGCGTACTCGTATCCCGCCGGCCAGCCGTTCGGCCCGGGGATCACCTTCACCCGGTCCGGGCGCAGGCTCCACAGCTCCTCCGGCGGGACCTCGCCGTCGCCGGTGGCCTCGACATAGGCGTTGCCCGCCGTCTGCAGCCCCGCATAGAGGGCCTCCAGCAACTCGCCGCCGCCCTGCTCCGGGTTGGGCCGGGCCAGCAGCCGCGCCAGCGGATGATCGGCCCGCCGCTCGCCGTCGACGAACACCGCCAGCGGCACGCTCGCCGCCGCCTCGGCCACCAGCCGCACGCAGCGATAGGTCACCGGATTGCGGGCGAAGCCCTCCTCCGCCAGCCGGCCATAGTCGCGCGGCGTCCAGCGCGGCCGGCCGAGGTGGCTCAGGGCCACCAGCCGCCCGGTCCGGCTCGCCTTGGCCTCCCGGCCCCGCAGGCTCCAGCGCATCCGCCGCTCCTTCCTGATCCCGTTCAGACGCGGCGGATGCGCGGCAGGCCGTCGCCGCGCAGCATCAGCTCGGCCACCGCCCACACCAGGGCGTCACAGCGGTCCGGACTGCCCGAGGCCGCCGCCGTGCCCAGCGCCAGCATCTCCTCCTCCAGCGCCGCGAACACCGCCACGTGCTTGACCCGCCCCTGTTCGTAGAGGGCCGCCACCGGCTCGGCCCGGGCGCGCTTGCCGGTCGCGGCGCGCACCGCCCGCACCGGCGGCCCGTCCCCGGCCAGCCGCAGCACCGTCTCCACCATCTCGCCGCCCTGGTTGACCTCGGCCACGATGGTCGCGGCGTCGAAGTCCTGCGCCGCCCGCAGGGCCGCCCGCGCCCACTCCATCGGCGAGCAGCCGCGCACCGTACGGTCGGCCAGCACATAGGCCGTCCCGCCCCGCCGTCCGGCCACGACGATGCCGCAGGCGTCGCCGCCGCTCGTGGCCGGCGGATCGACCGCCACCACCACCCGCTCCGGCGCCCCGTCCGGCCGGCCCCGGCACGCCGCCAGGATCTCCGTCGTCCACAGGCTGCCGTCCGGCTCCAGCACCAGCCCGTCCAGCTCCTGGGCCGCCAGCCGCGTGCCGCCGTACAGCGCCTGCAGCCCCTCCAGGAATCCAGCCGACAGATTGTCGGCGTTGGCCGCCGTCGGGGCCCGCGTCACCACACAGCCCGGCTCTTCCAGCAGTCGCCGCACCGCCGGAATGGCCTTGGGAGTCGTGGTTATGGCCAACCTTGGGTCGTCCCCCAGCCTCAGGCCCAGCCGCAGCATGGCCAGCACCGCCTCCGGCTGCCGCCAGGCCGCCAGCTCGTCCGCCCAGGCGGCATGGAACTGCGGCCCGCGCAGGCTTTCCGGATCCTCCGCCGAGAAGGCGTAGGCGATCGCCCCGCCGGGCCACACCAGCCGCCGCCGGCTGGCCTCATAGATCGGCCGCTCCGCCCGCGGCGCCACGGCCTTCAGCCCCGAGGGGCCCTCGATCATCACCTCGCGCACGTCGTGCAGGGTCGGCCCCACCAGCGCCAGCCGCGCCTCGGGCGTCGCCCGGGCGCTCAGCCACTCCGCGCCCGCCCGGGTCTTGCCGGCGCCGCGTCCGCCCATGAACAGCCAGGTGCGCCACGGCCCCTCCGGCGGCATCTGCGCCGTCCCCGCATGCCCCCGCCACTCCAGCCGCAGCGCCTCGATCTCCTGCGGCGTCAT